GTGTGCAAATCGCGTCCTACCTCACGCTAATGCCTTCATGATTACAGCAACAGTTTCCGGTCCGGCCCAGCCGTCAACATTAATCCCGTTCGCCTTCTGAAATGCAGCCACCGCCTTGTTGGTCGCTGCACCATAGTCACCGTCAACTTCAAGCCCGGCGTTATTTAGTTTGTTAAGCGACTCCTGCAGCCACGCCATGCTCCCGGCCGGAGGAACGCCCGGCGGCGGTGCTGGCGGCGGCTGCCCGCCAATCGCATTGCTGACCTCACGCACAAGCCCAAGCACTTGACCAATCTCATCCCGCTTGGAGAGCAGCAGCATGGCAACCTTGATCATTGCGCCAAAATCCATAACGCTCTCCCTTCATTTCGTGTCCTCATCCAGCTCTTTTTGTAATTTTTGCATCGGCACTTTCAGGCTGTCCGGCAGGTTGTCGATGTCAACCGGTGTGCTGATGTCCGACTGCAGTTTGTAAACCGCCTTGGTCTGTTGGTTCATCTCAAGCAACTGCTCGCGCATGACCGTGATGCGCTCGTCGATCACCGGTAATCTAGTCATCGTCTCGCCGAGCTTGTCCAAGCTGCGCTCCAGGTTACTGATACGCGCCAGGGTCGAATGCACCTGACGACCGCCGACCGAATCCAGGATCTCAACCTTCGCGGCTAGTTCGGTCACTTTCTGATCAATATGTGCAGCCCACACCAATGCAAGCACGACCTGCCCCAGCAGAAACAACAGAAACGCGACCGCGCTCTTATTGTCGTTGAGCATCTCCCACATTTATTGCGGCTCCATTGTCGGCTGGTGCCACACTCGGCGCATCCCCTTAGTCTTCCGTCGCCCCTTCGACTCGACCGAGATAATCGCTGCGCGAATTTCCTCGCCCTCGCGCTGCTCGGCCTGCGCCATCAGCAAACCCCATACCACTCTGCGAATATAAAAGCCGTTGCCGCGCTGCTGACCGAGCGCCCAAGCCGTGGCATTAGCGGCATGCACCAGATTTTTCATTTGTCCCTCTCCCGGTCAATTGTCCGGGAAAAAATAAACCACGATAAAAAGCAGCCCCAAATAGATCGCCGTTATTATCAGGATGGATAATAAAGGCCATCTATCTTTCGACCACTTTCTCATGATCTTTTAACGCCCCCTCCGCGATCTCTGCCGTTGCCACCACTTTCTTGACCTCGGGCATATCCGCCACCTTGGCGATCTGCGCCGTCTTCGAATTGGCCACGAACGACCAGATCATCGCTCCGAGCAGGATGATCCCCACCAGCGTGTTGATCACCATGTCCGTCATCGGTCCGACCAGATCAGCGGCAACGAGCCCGCGCGCGCTGAACCATGCCACCACGCTCGGAACAAAAATGCGCAGCACCCCGGTGAGCTGTTCCTTATCCATCATGCTCTGCTACTTCTTTGTTTTTACGCTCGTGCGCCTCAATCGCGGCATCGACAGCATCCCGATAGCGCACGAACATTTCGATCTCCGTGCGAAGCGCATTGATCCGATACCCCGTCAATCGCTCGGCGCTTTCGCTGATGACATTAGGTGGTCGCCTCACCATCGCAGCAGCGAACGTCCAGGCCCTTTATAGTTTGGCTCGTAAAGCACCCAATCAGATCGCGCCTTGAGATGATTGTTTTCCAAGAGCGTCACCTTCTGCTGCCAGGTTGTCTGGTCGTCCTTGCAGTTTCCCCACGCCGAATAGACCATCTCACCCGACGACACCCAGCGATGGTCGCCAAGCCGGACCACCTTGCTCACTTCACACGTTGCGCGCGGACTTCGTAGCTGATGCTTCTCTACCTGCAAAAAATTGTCGCCCGCAAGGCAGCCCCCGCGGGTATAGATCAGAACATCAGGCTCATATTCCCAGCGCACCACTCCACACCAGAGACCTAAGACCAACGCTGGTAGTTCGGGAATCATTTGCCGCCCATCAATGTCTTGAGGTGCTCCCAGTCCAGGTCGACGCATTTGGCCAGCAGCCTCTGCGACTCGGCATTGGCCTTGTAGACCTGCTCCATCGCGTTGCCGCCGGTCCAGAAAATATAGGCCAGCAATGCAAAGTTCATGACAACGAGCGCCAGCGCGAGCGGCTGCGTTCGCATGATGTCGAAGAAGCCGCCGACCGCCTTGCCGGTTTCTCCGATGACGCTCACGGCAGTTCCGACCAGTGCTCGAACCCGAGCCAGCCCACAAATGCCAGCACCAGCAGGATCACGACAACGACTGCGATCCAGGGCAATGCCGCTCGGGTGTTTGGGGTCATAGCGACGTGCCCTGTTAAGTTGGGTCGATGAAGATTTTGCCGTGTCGGCGACACTTTGCACACGGTTACAGGCTGGTGTTATAGGTTGCGTTGAGCGTGTCCCCATTCACCACCGCCTTGTCGCCGGTGGTGAACGTGCCGGCCGACCACAGCACGCCGGCAGTGTTGTCCTTGGTGTTCAGCGCGGCGCTGCCGTAGCAGAGGAACGCGCCCTTGACGGTTCCGGTGCTGGTGATGGCGAACGACAGCGCCGCCGACAGCGCCTTGGCTCCTGCCGCGGCGGCCGACCACACTGCGGTCTTGCGGTTGCCGGAATAGGTCGGCGCATTGGCGCCGCCAGCCTCGAGCCAGCCCGCATGCGAGGCCATGGTGTCGCCAGCCGCGACCGCCGAATAGGAGGTCGATGAGATCAGGCCCATGTATGGCCCGGTGACGGTATAGGTCGTCCCGGCGAGGAACGTGTCGAGCGCCAGGTTCTTGCCGACTGTCGCCACCACGTTGTCGATGGTGTCGCGCCATTTGAGCTTGCCGTCGGCGCCGATGCATTCGATCTCGTAACGGCCATGCGCGTGTGCCTGCTCGCCGATACCAAGGCCACGAATCACGGATGCGTCGGTGCATTCGCGCGCGGGAGCGCGTTCCTCGGTCATGGATTTCTCCCTCTTGAGTTATTAAGGCCCGGCAGTAAAGCCTGACGGTATGGTTCCGACAAAAGCGCTGGCGCCGAAATTAGCCACTGCCTGCTCTGTGTTGTTGGTGAACATGGCGCCGGGGTAAAGCGATCCGGCTATGGCGCTAATGCTAAGCCCGCCCGTGCCAGTCGCCGGGTCGGCCGTACCGCTTCCATTCCAGTTGCCGGCCGGTGCCTTACGGAACCAAATCAGGTTCGCCCCACGATCTACAGCGCACCCGATGACGTCATTGGAATTGCTGGTCCCGAGACTGCTGCCGCTGGTGGCGCCATTGATACGGATTTGCCCAAAGCCATCCACATAGGCGACCCCGGTGGTGGTGTTGATCCATGGTAACGTGACGGACGAAAGCGCAACGCCGGGGCCTGGGTTGGCGCCGAGCCAAACTGTCATCTTGATTTCGAAATAAACCTTTCCCGAACTTATGGCAGCAGTTGCGCGAACAGCCCCATTGCCGCTTGCCGTCGCGGTCAAATTACTGCCGCTGAGCGTGACGTTGGCCGATATGTCGGAGGGATTCCAGGTCGTGCCAGGAGGAATGATCGTTCCATCGGGCACGTCGGCGGCCGTCACCGACTCGGCGACTGCCGCATCATAGGCAATGGCCAAGCTGACGACATCGGCGGCGCTCGCCGCCTCGAGCATGATCTCGCCGAGATAGGCATCGACGATCTCACCCACCGAAGCCGGATCATCGACCAGCGTTGCAAACACAACATTACCGGTTGTGGTTGCATCGACCGCCGTAGCGATCTCCGCGATGTCGGCCGCGATCGCGCTACGCGGCGGACGTAGGCTGACGCTACAGACGAGCATCCATTGCCTCCGTCAAGCGATGGGAGTTTCTTCAAGCGCCGGCTCGGGCCTGTACTTTTCGATCTTGGCGGTCGGCGTGAATTGCCCACCGAACGTGCCGGTGTTGTGACCGACCTGCCAGTTATTACTGCCATGCAGAAGAATTTCAGGCTTTTTCCCGAGCAATTTTTCTCCTGGCCCTCTTGGATCGTCCTCCGTCCCTTTGGTTGGATTGACGGGCTTGCCATTTTCATCGACGAAGGCACGGCGATTAGTCGCGGACCCGGTATCCAGGGTAACGCCGGTCCACATCTGGAATTCGGCCATCTCGCAGCGAAAGATGCTATCAACATATTTGATGGACGACGGGATGCCCATTGCATATCCATCGGCCGGGATTATCCCTCTGCTAAAAGTGCCTTGAGGGAGGCCGACAAAGTGATTCATATAATACTGCGGCGCTTGCCAATTTGGATCTGAGCCAGAGTATCGCCACACATTTTGCGTTAAAATAGTATTCGGCCCCAAAGTATCAGGCCCCCATTGCCCCCCCAAATCTCTATAAGGCAGCATGTTTTCCGCGCCCCTGTAATCAACGTCATCGATGGCATACCACAATCGGCAATCACTAGAGGCAAACGGAGTGCCGATTGAAACTGAGCCGCTAATGTCGAACGACAGCAACAAATGATGCCACTGATCCGGCTTAAGGTAATCTCTGGTTACAACTTGGAACAACTCTGGTTGAGTCTGATCAAGATAAGGAGCTGCCGCAATCGTCGCCACGCCGACATTGGGAAACATTATAACGACGCCATTCCCAAGGACATATTGAGGACAGCCAGGATCGGAGCCGCTGTAAATGTCCATTTTGGTGGTGATGTAGCTGACCGAGCCTGCACTACGAGACATAAAGTCTTTCATTTGCAGATTGAATACCATGTTAAATTTTCCATCCTCAAGGCAAACGAGCCCGATATAACTCGGATCAACATCATGAGTCTCACTGGCTGGATAATAGTCCGTCATAAAAGTTGTGTCGGAATCAGGCTCACCCGGCCTATAAGTATGAATCACAGCGACATCATGGGTGCTCGCAGGATAAACCGTACCGATTTGTGGCACACCTAATGTCATTAGCGGCAGGATGCTTTGCATTATGGCCCAATCCCCTCCGATCTTGTTTGTTGACGCCGCGATGACTGATTCCCTCGGCACCCGGAACCAGAGCGAAAAGACGGCCTTGGAAAAATCGGGGATGCCTGCTGACAGAGTCAAATAGCTCATTCGTCTTCCGACCCTGGCGGCTTCGGTGCATCCTCGGCATGGTCACCAAACTCCACAGCCAAACCGCCGCCCCAATGGACGTTGATGACATCTGTCAAAAAATCCAGCTCAAGTGCCATCAGATGTCGGTGCGGATAAACGGCAACGTCACCGACAGGTCGGACGGCACGGCGCTGTTGGACTGCGTGACCCGCAGCGCATAGCGATCACCCTCGGCGAAGTCGGTCGCGGCCGGAATGCTGAACGCGCCGTCCTGCGCATTGGCGGCAATTGTGATAGTGCCGATCTCGGTTGTGTTCTTCTGGATCGACAGGATGATGCTGGTGGCACCGACCGGATTGGCAATGTCGAGCCGCGCATAGGCGCCCTCGTCCCCACTACCCAGGCTCATGGTCCGATTGGCAATGCCCTGAAACAGCAGCTCGCCCACGGCGCGCTGGATGCTGCCGGGCACGAAGATCGCGGCGTCATAGTTAACATCGTTCAGCGGCATCCAGAGCTGATAGAGCGGAAGATTGTCGGGTGATCCGGTCGTGGCATCCGGGTCGAACGGCGCCGGCCACGCTGGCGTCGTATGAACCTGCAGCACCTGATAGAATCCGTTAGCGGCGGTTATCAACTGACCCGGCGCATATGGTGTGCTATTCGTCCACTGCCCCAAATATTGGAACGTGGCGACCGGCAGCGGAATGACTTGCGACGTGCCATCCGTATAGTGAAACGTCATGCTGTTGGAGGTATAGGTAACGGTGTCGATGCGCTTGCCCTCGGCCAGATCGGCGTCCAAGGCTACAATGCGCTGGTCAACGTCGTAGAAATTGCCGTCCACCTGGCCCGCGCTGTTCGGCGTGCCGGTGCCGGCGCCCCAGGCCCCGGTCGTGACGTAAACGATCGTCATTCAGATGCCCCTGCGTCCGGGTTCTTTACGATAACATCCGTTTTTGTTATCTCTATATTGTCCTTTGCCGTGATCCTGTTGTAATACTCCACTTGTTCTAGATGGCCCGACATGGCTGGGTGTGGCAGCATTCCCGGCGTCGACGTACCAGGGCCACCATTATCGACGGCCGGTCCTTTCCCTCCCCGCTTCTTGATCCTGTTAGCCGCCTGGATGTCGACGAAATTATCCCGGTTGACCGTGCCGTCGTCTTCCATCTGATAGACCCGCGCCTCGTCGACACGACGCTCGGTTTCCACCGACCTCGATCGCGACATGCTCATGCTAAAGCTGTATGAGGTGGTCATGGACTTGGCGCCATTGCCTTTGATCACCGCGAACCCCTTCGTGGGATCGTCCACGGGCGGCAGTGAGCGTGCCGGCGCCGGTCGAATATTGGGGAAAACGACCGGCCGAACGACGACCTCAAAGCCCGCCATCACACTGCCTCCAGATCATATCCGGTCGGGATCATTAGGTCGGTGACTTGCAACTGGTAATCGCCCGAGAATTCGCGAGTCATGCTCTTGAGCTTGAACTTGGCACGGGTCTCAAATAGCGGAACTGCGGCTTGCATCGCCGCGGATTGCGCCGCTAGCAGCGCATCACCCATGCCTTTGCCAACGCCTGCACTGTTGCCAGCATTCGTGATAATGTTTTCTGCGGGGTCCGGTCCACGCTCAACGACGAGTCCCACCTCGATTACATCCTCGGCGGTGAGAACAGATAGAAAGTCGAGACCGTCGTCATTCGGGTTGGCAGCGGGTGGCTGATAACCGACCGACGTATCGAGCGGAAACAGAACCACTCGATTGATGAACTGCTGATAATCAGGGCCAGCATAATCAATTGTGCAATAGGTCGGCGTTCCGTCGGCCGCCGCAACGTTGCCGCCACGGCCGATCGTGCAGCCGATGCGAACCTCGCAATTGATCCGGCCATCCGAGCCGTCGAGCGCAACCGAATAGCCGATGATCTTGCCCGTTGCCTCGCCGATCCGCGGTTCCGCGAGAAACGCATTCTTGCGCAGCGTGATTTCCGGCATGCGTGCGAGCTTGGGCGCGAACGCGATTTCCACCACCCGCGCCCGTTTCATCAGATGCGCCCGCGCCAGCGCGATCAAGTGCTCGAGACTTTGATTGCCGCGCTCGGTGGCGATATAGGACCGGCGTCGCGGATCACCGATCGGCGTGCCTTCCTCGGGATCACTCAGATTGACCGACTTGACATCATCGATCCGCATCGCCTCGCCATCCTCGGGATCGGTGAGAATGGACTGCACGTCGGAAATCAACGTGAACGACACCGTCTCGGTACATTTTCGTTCGGCGGTATATCCTGCCACCAGAGTAGCCTTGAGGACTTGCACCCAAATTCCGCCATGCGTCATCGAAAAACTGCGACTTATCGATGAGACATAGTCTATACCGTCGCCATCTTTGCTATGCGATACACTGTACGAGTCACTGGTAACGACGCCCCCAAAGTAAAGCGCCGGCGACGATCCAGCCGCGCTGTGTGATTCCGTGTAAGTGGTTGTTGTGCTGTCGCCCTCTGCAAATTTTACGATCCAACCGCCGCCTCCCGTCACAGTATTTATCGTCATGTTTGTCAATTCATAAGCACTCGATTCCTCTACTTCCCACCCATCGCCAAGGCCAGTTCCGTGCTTTGGCCAATCGCCAGCGGACAGTTCAATGCCGCCGTTCGGCCAATGCGAATTCAGATAATTGGTCAGATCGACAGTGCCACGTGCCTGCTGGGTCCAGGTGTATTCGGCGTTGACATCAACCTGCGCCAGCGGCCCGCTGGTGAGCGTCAGGCCGAGCCCGTCATAGAGCACATCCCCATTGGCGCATAGAAAGTCGACCTGGCCATCCTCGCCGGTGATCTCGTCCGAAACGGTGAGGACATGCGTCTCGCGGTCGTAATGCCATATCCTGGTATAGCCCTCGAGCACGACCTCGGGATCGGTGCGCCGCGCCTTGTCGATCACCGCCTCGTCGTAATACGGCAGCACCCGCAGCGTATCAGCCAGCGCTTCCTTCTGCGCCACCACATCGAACGGGCGCGCGACAAATTCCAGCGTGACCAGTTCCTCGAAGATGCTGGTCGGGATGCCGACCAGGCGGCCGCGAAATTTGATCAGCGCCGGGCCGCAGTCGAGCGCGAACCACGCCCAGATCTTGCGACCGGGACCGAGCAGCCCGATGGCATTGCCGTCGACGTTGACCGGCCGGCGAACGACAGCGGTCAGGCTCGCCGGATCGCCCTCGTCCTGCTTGAGCGTGAATGAGAATACCTGCTCGTCCCAGCGCATATGCTCGGAGCCGAACGTGGTCTCGGTCGCGTCGATCCAGGCGAAATAGGGCAGGCCGGCAGGCATCGGTCAGACCGTCCTCTGCTCGGCCTCGAGCTGCCATGCGATCTCGGCCGCCCACTCGTCGCGCGACACGTTCCAGGCGGTAACTTTGGCTTGGATGATCAGCACGTCGCCGGTGGTGTTGGCGGCGCCGAGGCCGGGGATGCAAGTGATGGTGATGTCCTGGCCGGGCCAGACATCGGTGAGCTCAGGCACCTCGTGATCGGTGCAGGTGATCGTGACCTTGTACTGCCGGAATTGCGCCACCGAGATATCGGCCAAGGCGCCGCGGCAGTCGCGCGCCACGTTCTTGGCCTGGTTGATCGGTTCTAGCGTCATGGTGATGCCGCGCACGGCGTACTGGCTGAAATCGATGTTGTCGATCGCGAGCAGCGTGTAGGGCGGATGCGCCATCTCAGGAATACCGGCTTGGCTTGCGGCCACCCGAACGGACCTGCGCCAGCGCCGCCGCCCGGTGCAACTGGTCGACGACATCGGACGAGGCGCGCAGCCCGCCGATCGCCGGCAGGCCGGGGAACTGGATGGTGACGTTGCTGCCGCCAACGAGGCCACCGGCAGCAAACGCCGGCATCCGCGGCACCATCCCGCCGAGCGCAAACCGCCCCATGCCGTCGAGCAGCCGGCTGAGGTTGCCACCCGAGCGGCGCAGCGCCTCGAGGAATCCCAATACGCCAGGCTGTGCCACTGCCCGCGCCGGGGTGATGTATTCGCCGCGGGAAACCCAAGCCAGATTGCTATCCGATGTTCCAGTGCCACGCCCACCGAGTAGTCCGCCGGCCGCCTTGCCAGGAGCGCCCTCGCCCGTTGCCGGACCCGACGGCTTGAGCCCGATGAACGTCAGCAGTTTGTCGATGGCGCCCTGGATCGCGCCGGTCAGCGCGTTCCATGCGGCCACGCCGACGCTCGAGATGCTGTCCCAAGTGATGCCGGCGATCTTGGAGGCAAGCTCGCCAACTTTGTCGGACCCTCCCTGAATTGCTGTCCCAAGCGTCGTGGCGCCCCCCGCAGCCTGTTCCATCGACTGCTTCGCCTGGTCGGCAGACTGGCTCGCCACGGTCCCAAACGATGTGAACATCGTCGCAGTTTCTTGCACCGCGGCCTGCGCCGTGTTGGCGCCCTGGCTGGCCACAGTTCCCCACTGCGTGAACATCACTCCAGATTCTTGCACCGCTTGCTTAGCCGACTGGGCCGCCGTAGCTACCCCGTTGATTTGATCCTTGACCGCCTGGATCTGTTCTGCCGAAAACCCCGCCCGCTGCATCGCCCCGCCGACGAGTTCGGCGACTATGGTATTGAGTCCTGATACTGCGTTCCGCAGTTGCTGGCCGGCAGCCGTCAGCACAGCGGTAAATTCAGGCGGCGGCGTCGCAAACGTTCGTCCAGCCTGATTCAACGCCTCGACAATCGCGGCAGCACCATTCAGTGCCGCCGCTTTCATATCATTCATGATCGCGCTGAAATTCGCGGCCAGGGTTGTAAATACCGTGCTGTCCAGAGATTGCTTGAACCTAACCCACGCACTGTCGGCGTTCTGGATGCTGGTGCGCATCGCATCAAAGGCGGCGGCAGACTCCGGGCTGATCAGAACCCCGGCGCCTTGTATTCTCTGGATCAGATCGCTGATATCTCCCTTGAGCCGACGGACGCGATCAACGTCAGCCTCGGAAAGACCGAACGCTGCGCCGACCTTGATAGAGGTCGCCAGATCGGCGTTGCGGAGAAACTCGAGCAGCACCTGTGTTGCGTTCTTGCCCGCGTCCGCCGCCTGCTTCATGGCGATGGAAACGCCCTTGATCTTGTCCTCGGCGGTCACCCAATCAGCAAATGTGATGTTCTTATTTCCTGCTGCGATCTGGTTTACGAGCGCAACAATATCCTTCATGCCCGTCGTAAGATTTTTTACGTCAGTGCCCGCCAGCGTCTCGTTGATCTTGGCGATGGTGCCGCGGAAGGTTTCGGCCGAGATGCCGATCTGCTCAAAGGTCGCTTGGCCTTGTTGTAATTTTTCGAAACTTTGGCCCGAAGTAGCGGCCAAGGTTTGCAACGTATTGTTGAGCTTTTCGTCACTGGCAGCGAATTTCGTCATCACCTTCTCGGCGGCTTCGAAAGCAACTGCTCCCGCGGCAACAGCCGCCGCGGTGCTGCCAATGGTCACCCCGACCAAAGCCAGCTCCGGTGTGAGCAGCGAAACGGCCTTGACGGTTGTATTCGTTATTCCTGCCAGTTTGATAAGCGTTTGGATTAGCGTGTTGTGATGCCTGACAGCTTGGACGATCTCCACGCCGGCCAAGCCGATCTCGGCAGCGAGTTTTGTGATCTCCGCGCTGGTCTTCACCGTCTCCAGTGAAAGAGCCGAGTGCGCCTCTGTCGCTTTGTTTGTTGCCTCGGTAAGTTTGTTTGTCGCCTCGATTAGCGAATCGAAGCCCGATGACGTCGTCTGGCTGGCCTCACCGGCCTGGCTGATTCCAGCCGCCATCGTCTCGCCGGCCTTGCCGACATCGATGAGTTGCTTCTGAACCTGATCGCCGCCCTCGAGCGCGATCTGGACCGAAATTTTCTCTGCCATGGCCTGCTATGTGTCTTTGAGATATTTGCGAAACAAATCGGCGATCTTCGCCGCCTGTTGCTCGACGATTTCGGTGATGCGCCACTTCTTCGGGATGCGCACGGACGGCACGCCGATATAGAGCGGCTTGCGGTCGCGGTCGCGATCATTGGCGTCGAACAGCATCGGCTTGCCGCGCACCGTGGCCGAGACCAGTTTCTTTCCTGATCGGCTGGCCCGCGGCCCGCCGGCTGTGGTTGGTATCCACAGCAACGGTTTGCCAGCAATCGTCGCGCCGTGCTCGAACACGCCGGCGAAGCCGAACTTATGGAAGATGATGGCCGACGGCTCGCCGCCTGCTGTCTTTTGCATCCGAAATTGCAAACCTTGCTGCCACTTCGGCCCGAATTTGCCGGCGCCCGCGATGTTGCGGCGCCCTTCTTCGACTGCATTGGCGGCGGTCTCGCGCAACGCCGCAACCGCAGCCGCCGCGATCGGCCGTTGCTTGTCACGGACCAGCTTGAGCAAGGCCGACTGGTCGACGTTGACCTCCAACTTCATCGATTGATTTCCTTGCGCAGCTTCGCGATCGTCTCGTCATCCCCCTGCGCTCCGACCGCAGTGATCATCAGATCGTATTCGCGTTCGATACTGTCGATCTTGTCACTGAATTCGAGATAGGCCGCGACCTGCCGCGGCGTCAGCGTCATTACATAGTCTGGTGGGAAACCTCGTCGGACGAGGGCGGTGAGATTGAGCGCGAGCGCCTCAAGCGTACTTTGACGACTTTTGCTGTTTCGTTGGCTCCGCCGATCAGGTTCGTCAATTCCTGCACGAAGGAGCTGATCCCGTTTGGGAATGTTAGTCCGAAGATTGCCCGTAGAAATTTAAGCTGATGTTCGGGTAAGAGTTTCGCCGCAAATTGCTCATATTTTTCATCACCGAGATGCCCAACCCCGGCCGCGATGATCGGCCCAACTGCAGCGCCGCATCCCGCAATCAGACGCGAAACGATATCGCCACCCTCGCCATTGACAAGCGATTTCAACTCGGGAAATCGGGCAACAATGGATGCGATGGCATCGACGGAAACACCCCGCACGATCACGCGCGTGCCGTCGATCTTGACGACCTCGCAAGCCGTCGAAGGCGCAATGTCCAGAAGGTCTGCCATGAATTACCTCACGCCGTTGGCTCTTCGACCGTCCAGATGCCGAACGAACCATCAACGGCTTTCTGCACTTCGGCCTCCAGCTCGAGCGTCGAAAAGTCATCACTGTCAGTGATGAAGCTGAAGTCGCCAGAAGGCACGAACGATATATCGCCAGTCCAGCCAACATGCTGGCCGATGTCGTTGGTGCCGATGACTTTGAGCGTGCCGGTGAACTCGGCCTTCGTCAGTCCTGTTATGGTGCCATCGCTGGCCAAATCCCCCAGCGCAAACATTGCGAGGTTCTCGGGTGTGATTTCGTCCAGCGTGACTTTGATCGTTGCGCTGATCTGGGTGATCGCGGTGAAATCCTTGGTCTTGATTCCCTCGCGCGAGGAAAAGTGCTCTTTCTTCTCGACGTTGGGCGTGTAGACGAACGATGGCGCATTGCCGAGATCGACGAAGGTTGCGGAGCCAGTTTCCTTGAAGGAAACAATACCTTTGCCGATGTGATAATTCTGGACGCTGGGTGACGTGGGCATGGTGGTGCTCTCCTTTCTAGAGATCGTCGGGCTTGAGCGAGTACTTGAACATGAACTGCGCAGTTAAGGCTGCATATCCCGTGCGCGTCCATCCGACATCGGTCTGACATCCGAGATAGCGGATTGCGCCGTTGCCGTACCGCCCGGTCTTCACGATCTGCTCGAGTTCGGTGTCGGTCAGCACCCGCTTGATCAGCTCGCGGCGAAAGGTAGTGACGATCGAGCCGAGCACGACGTTGTCATCTTGCACCTGGACAACGATGCCGGGCGTCATCTGTACGTTGTAAGGCCGATGCGATTGCTTCATTGACACGTCGCTCGCGCCATCGGATTCCTCGTCGCCGTCGAGCACGATTACCGCAGGCAACTCAGCCTCAATGAGGTCAATGTTGTTGCGATGCACCGAGCGCATGTTTGGAATGGCGGCGACCACCTCAAGCAGCCGCGCCAGGATGTCCTCGCGAACGTCAACCATCGGTCGACTCGATCGCCTTCAGCAGGAACAGCACCTCGCCGAGGTCTTCACCGTTCGGACTGCCGGTCAATTCATAGGATCGCACTGTCCAACTGCGGCCGTTAAACGTCAGCACCGATCCTTTGTAAAGCTCGCGCGCAATGCCTTTGCCGTCGAGCTCGGGGATGCGGGCATAAGCGCCAGGCCCGACGCTGCGCACTTCCACGCTGCCGCTGGTCTGGGTCTTCCGCCGGGTCTCGTCGATCACGGTGAGCGCGACCTCACCCGCGGTTCCGGCCGCGGTCAGCGTCGCCGGCACGCCGATCGCGTCATAGACCGGGTCATAGAGATCCGCGCTGTAGTCGATCATCGCCATTCCCGCCGGAACGCAAATGTGCCGATGTCCTCGCGGCCGAGCTCGGTCTCGACATTGCTTTCCGACACCAGCGCAAAGCCGCACAGGTTCATGGCGACCACCAGCCCCTCGCGGGTGAAGTACCAGCAATGCTCGTCCGGCTTGAAATGCTTGCTCTGCAGCACATGCGCGGCGTCGCGGAAGATCGGCAGCGAGAGAAATAGCCACTCGCGCACATTGCCGAGTAGCGGCTGGAAGTCCGGGATGTGCTCGAGCACGTCCCACAGCGAGACCGCATCGGACAGAACAAGATAGGGATCGACCTGCAGTTTGCGCTGCTCGAGCCAAGCGATGCCGGCCGGGTTGACGTCGAAGCCGTAGGTCGTGCGCCCGCGCTCGCGCCGCAGATCGATGAACGCGCCCGAGCCGATGCCGACATCGACCAGCGTGCCGCGGTAATGCTGCTCGACGAAGTTGCAGCGCGCCTGCATCAGCGCGCGTCCGAGGTCGGTCTGGGCATTGCGATCGAAGCTGTCGAAATAGTCCTGATCGTAGGGTACCAGCGCGGCCTCGACCGGGTAATAGCCGATGCCGAGCTCGGGCCACCAGGTCAGGCTGCGGCGCGCGAACTGCGCCACCAGCGGGAAAACTGACTGATCGGGTCCGCGATCCTCTTGTCGCAGTTGTGCAGCATGTTCGTGCATTGACAGAACTTCTCCGGTAGGGCGAAGCCGATCCGGCTGAGATCGAGCCGCGGGTCGGTGATCTTGGCGGGCGCGTTGTGGCCGCCGTGGCCGCCCAGCACCACGAAGGTGTTGACCTTGAGCGCGAGCCCGGCCGGGACGACCCAGCCGACGCCGCCGATGACGATGTCGGCGTCG